CCAGCAACACACCGTCGCCCTCCATCCGGAAGTATGCAGCCATTGCCCAGGACTCCCTGCGGGTTCTGACCTCCGGCCTGCTTGGATGGACGACACCGTCACAGACTCCATGGTTCCGGTGGGAGCCGACCGAAGGCCGGGAGGGATCCGAGGCCCTCAAGTCATGGCTCGCCCAATCCTCCCAGAAAGCCCACCGGATTCTCGGGAACTCCAATTTTTACACCGTCGCCCACCAGTTCCACCTTGAACGCTGCACCTACGGGACCGCAGCCATGATGGTGGAGCCGGGACGGAACGGTGCCGCGCTCAACTTCAAGCTTTGGCCCGCTGGATCATTCCGCTTCAGCGAGAACGCCGCAGGCATCGCCGACCGGGTCTTCCGGAAGTATCGACTGACCGCCCGCCAAGCGGTCGAACTGTTCGGACCCGACGCGCCCGACCAGTGCCAGAAGGAAGTCCGCAGCAACAAGGCGAACACGCTCCACGAATTCGTCCACGCCATCGTCCCACGCGCCCCGGCCGACCGCAATCCGAACGGTGGACCGTTTGGTCTTCCGGTGGCAAGCTACCAAATCCACAAGGCTTCCAAGAAAATCACGGCGGAATCCGGCTTTGAATCCATGCCCGTCTTCGTCAGTCGCTGGCTCCGCTGGCACGATGATTCAGTGTGGGGAATCAGCCCAGCCATTATCAGCATTGCGGACATTGAAGGCGTGAACAAGGTGAACCGCCTGCTGGACGCCCGCATGCAACTGGGCGTGGAACCGCGAATCATCGCGAAGACCGGAGCCGTTGGCCACATCGACCTGAGCGCCGGCGGAGTCACCCAGGTGCGGGACATGGCGGACGCGCCGCAGACCTGGGCAGATTCCGGAGCCGATTACCGGATCGGGATGGACGTGTTGGAACGGCGGGAGCAATTCATCCGCCGCGCCTTCCATGCCACACTCTTCGAGGCCGTCTCACCCATCGACCGGGAGATGACCGCCACCGAGATCCTCGCCCGCCAGCGGGAGCAGGTTGGCCAGATCAGTCCGGCATTCACGCTTCTCACCACGGAATTCCTCAACCCCCTCCTCGAGGCCGTCTTCATGCGGTTGGTGATTTCCGGAAGGTTCGGGGAGATTCCGCCGGACGCCGTGGCAGACACGCCCAGCGGCCAGCAGATTCTTTTCCCAAACACGGTGCAGACCAGCCGTCTGGCCTTCGCTGTAGATTCCCTCAACTCCGAAGCCCTGCTCTCTACTGTCGGGGAGATGGGTCCGCTCATTCAGGCGCAACCGTCCCTGCTCGACAATCTCAACCTTGACCAAGCCCTTCGCGAGATTGCCCGTGGGCGTGGCGTGCCGGCCGACTGGATCAACGACCCAGACGCCGTGGCCGAAATCCGCCAGGCACAAGCGCAGCAGGCGCAGCAGCAGCAAATGCTTGACCTTGCCGCCAAGCAGCCAGAGCTTGCGGCCCAAGCCGCACAGGCTGGCATGATATGACTCCGCTTGAATCTCAACTCGCCCGCGTGGGACTGCTTGACCGATTCCGGGACGCCGCACGCTCCGCACTCTCCGGCCAAGCCGGGGCCGATCTGGCCGAATGCCTGATGGCAGTGGCTCACCCAATGTATCCCCCGGAGGGACGGACGCCGGAGGACGTTGCCCGCGAGATCGGGCGCAGAGAAATCGTGTCCGCCTTGATCCGCAGCACAACCATCGACCCAACCACACACCATGAGCGAGACGCCCGAACCTACGACACCATCCGAGAAATCTCCGACATTGCCAAACGAGCCGCAGACTCAGCGCGCAACGCCGACGCAGCCGCAAAGCGAATCAAGGCCACCACGACGTCGGAGACGAAACGAGACGACTGAAACGGTCGCCGTCGCCTCCGTTGGCGGAACCGGGGAAGCGCCCACGCCCGCACAGCGCCAAGCCTGGACCGTCGGCGCATTGCTCGCACTCGCCCGTGAAGCAGGCGTCCAATTCCACTGGCTCGCCGGGGAGCAGTCGCCCGCGTTCATCCGATGGGTGGAAGCAAACCACCCGGACGCCATGCCCACGCTTCGCGCAGCGGGCTGGAACATTGAAGCCCTTCTGAACGAACCACGCATCCAATGAGCGAACAAGCACCCCCAGCACCCACACCCGCACCACCAGCGCCACCGACACCGGAACCGCCACAGGCCCAGCCGTGGCACGCCGCTCTTTTCGCGGACGACTCCGGGAAGTTTGCGCCGGACTGGACCAGCAAACTGCCGGAATCCCTTGGGGACTTCCGCGCCATGGCCGCGCAGTATCCCGACCTCGGGACGCTACTGAAGAGCCACCGGGACAACATGCAGGCCGCCCGCTCCAAAGGGCTGAAGCTTCCCGGCGAACACTCCACGCCCGAAGAGCAGCAGGCATTCCAGGCCGAACTTCGGAAGGTACGCGGCGCACCGGAAACGCCGGACGCCTACGACATCCCCGCGCCCGAAGGTCTGCCAGAAGGAACGGACTGGAAAGCAGCCACCGCCGAATTCCGCGCCGTGGCCCATGAGCTTGGGTTGACTCCAGCCGAAGCGCAGCGACTCGCCGCCTTCGACGTGCAGCGACAGAAAGCCGCGCAGGATCAAGCCGCGCAACTGCGTCAGGGATTCATCGAAGCCGACCAGGCGGAACTCCGGAAGCGCCACGGCGACAACGCCAACGCCATTCTTTCGGAAGCCCGTCAAGCCGCCGCCGAATACTTGCCCGCAGAAGCCTTCGACCCGACCAGTGACGCCTTCATCGGCGTGGCAGCGGTCGATGCGTTTGCCGCACTGGCCACGAAGCTGCGCCCCGCTGGCCACATCCCAGCGCCGTCCGTTGCCAATCTCAGTCCGGCCGATCTGGCCCGCGACATCCAGACCAATCCAAACAACCCGGAACACCAAGCCTACAAGGACAGCGGGCACCCACGACATCGTGCTGTTGCAGCCAAAGTGACCGCCCTGTGGAAACAGGTTCCGGAATGATCTGGCAGGCATAGCAGCCGGAGGATGGCTCCGGAGCGGTTTGTGAGTTCGACCTTGGTGAACACTGCCGGCCCCGCCTTGGAAACAGGGCGGGGTTCCTTGTTGACCGGACGGGGGCTGCGCATACTGGACCCCGTGCAGGCATAGAGCCGGAGGATGGCTCCGGACAGGGTCAGTCTTCCCCTTCTTTGAACACTGCACGAATCTCTTGACGACCGCTGCAAAGATGGCATTCTCGCCACGTCAGCGACGACATGATGACACGGGGGAGGCCCGGTGGGTTTGAACACCCGCCGGGTCTCTTTTTTTGCGTTGCAATACGCACACGCGGCCCCTGATTTCCTGCGTTCGACCCGCACGCCGCGGCCTACCGGACACACCACCGCAGCCTCCGGCCCGCATGCAGCGGCCTACCGAGAACGGCGAGGTAACCACCTCCACTTCTCAATACAATGTCCGATTATTCCGCGAGCCTCGACATTCCGGCTCACTTCAAACGACAGTTCTCCACAAGCTGGGACATGGTTCTCCAGCAGCAGAATCAGAAATTCGCCAACGCCGGCATGACCGCCGCCGATTGGACCGCCAAGGATTACATCTGGCAGGACCTCGACGTGGTTCTTGCCCGTGAAACCACTGGCCAGCGATTCGGCGACACGAACCCGCAGGAGATTTCCGGCGGTGCGCGACGTGGTTCCATGCGCAACTTCGACATCCCTGTCGTGCGTGACAAATGGGACAACCAGTGGCTCGAACGGCAGGCGATCCCTGACGGCGATGTCATCAGCACGATGAAGGCTGCGGCCAACCGCCAGCTCGACGACGTGTTCATTGCGGCCGCCATTGCTGACGCTGTCGGCGGAGCTGACCCGTACACAACGGCCATTCCGCTGCTTGACGCCAGCAAGATTGCGGTGAGCTTTGTCGGCCCCGGCCAGACCGCAGGCAACTACCCGCTGACGCCGTGGAAGATCCTCGAAGCCACCATCCGACTGGAAAAAGCCGAGATCGACCCGACGCAGGAAGAATGCTACCTCGCCATTTCTCCCAAACAGAAGTACGAGCTGGCCGCCTACGTGGCCAATGCCACGAACGACTACTGGGCCGAGATCATCGGGAACTGGCTCAAGGCAGACAGCATGGGGACGCCATCCAAGCTCATGGGGTACAACGTCATCATGACCAACCGCCTGCCCTACGTGGCCGCCTCGACCACCCGGACGTGCGTGGCCTTTACCCGGCGCGCCTTCAAGGTCAGCCCGATCATCCAGAGCCTCACCATCGACCGCCTGCCCATGAAACGGAACGCCATCCAGTTCCTCAGCCAGATGGCATTCGGTGCCATGCGTGCGCTGGACCCCGGCGTCCAGCTGATTGCCTGCACGGAAACCGTCTGAGCCTGACAACATCAACCAGTAACCATTCAATACCATGGCCAACGGATTCTCCGACATCTCCACAGCCCAACGCAACCCCGGCCGCCTCGTGGTCGTTCCAGGGCAGCGACTCTTCAGCCCGGTGAAAAACGCCAGGTTCGAGATCACGCTGCGCGGCGACGAAGCCGCCAACGACTGGCATGAGCTTTGCCAGCGACTGACGGAAAGCGGCTATCAGGTAATTCCAGAG